ATTGTAGATCCATCCCTTTGTTGCGTCTGCGATGCTGTAGTTTGTCGACGCGATGAGCAAACCGCTGTAGTCGACGCTGGCGACAGAGATGATCGGCGTGTGTGACACGATGAGACGAGCCGAGCCATAGGCGGGCACGGCTTCAATCCACGCGGAGCTGTAGTGAAACTCGCGATTGCAGCGCCGCGAGATTTGCTCCGAAGCGACCTTGATCAAGTAGCCGAGGTAGTCGTCATTCTCGTGCGGCTCGCCAGGAGGCAAGCCCAGCTCCGTTTTGACCGTCGCTAGTGTTGTCAGCGATGCGGCGTCGCCGGGCATGGGCTATCCCTCTCATGCGTCAAGTGCGACCGCGCGGCCGCTTGGCTTGCTCTTCGGCTTCTTCGACGAGGGCAGCCCTGATTGCGCTGTCGGCCGGGCTCTGTGGAATCGGCACGGGCTTTTGGCCCGCGACCTCTTCCACAGAGCCCAAGATCTGCGCGCGCCCCATTCGCTGTAGTTGCATCGCGACTTCCGCTGTAAAGGCCGCCTCTTCCTTCGCGGCATATTGAGCGAAATCAGTCACGAAGCGCACAACTTGCATCATGGGGTCGCCTTTCTGTAGCGCTTAAGCAGCGCTGTCGGTTGACTCGAAATACCCGTTGGAAGAGTAAGACGAGTTTGGCACCGACGACAAGCCCCCGAAGCGCACGATCTGCGCGACGAGCGGAGTCGTCACAGTGATCGTGCCAGCCTTCGTCTGCTTAAACTTCGCTCTCACGTAGCGCTTCGCGCTCGACAGATCGGTCGGCATCGTCACGATAAACTGCTTCGCGGCGTCGCTCGCCCAAGTAATGACTACGCTCTTGCTCTTAACGCTCGCCTCGTCAGACATATTCGCGGCGTCGCCAGAGAAGAGGTTTGTCTCGACGGTAATCGTCGCGCCATTCGCGCCCGACGCTGCCGTGTAGTTGAACGAGTGCACGACCTCCGCATACTGCGGCCAGCCTATGGCTTGCCTGTCGAAGATCGTGCCCGTGACGTATGTGGCATCGGTCGGCGTCTGCGCCTTGAAGCCATTCTTCACGATGGCATTGATGCCGGGATCTGTGAACCGTGATACTCCGCCGCCCATGATGTCTTCTCCGTCGAAAGAGAGTGAGTGCTGCGCTTCAGGCTGCCGTTATCAGACCGCGCCCCAGGTCGTGCCGCGGATGATAGCGATCTCTGCCCCGCGATACCGCGCCGCAATGTCGCTGCGCAGCGTGCCCGCGATGACCGTCTGATCGGTGCTGAGCCCAGAGATGACGGTCGTGCCGTCATGGTAGGCAGCATACTTCTCGACGTCGATCTCGAGCCCGCCTTCGGTGCCAATCAGGATCTTATCGAAGTCGGCGAAGATGATCTCCGACTCCTTGCTCGAGAAGCCACCGACGTCATTCAAGTTTGCCGGCATGACAGGAGTCGCGCGGAAGGGGAAGCCCCACAGCGTGCCCCTCTGCAGCATCTCGTCACGGAAGAGGAAGGTGCCAGTCGTATCCTTCGCCTGCATCAAGGCATACTTGACGCGGGTCGTGAAGATCCAGCCTCCCTTGACGATCGGTGTGCCGTTAAGCCCGGTCTCGACGGTCTGCAGAGCCAGCATCATGTCTTTGATCTGCTCAGTCAGGGTCGAGCCATTGACCGTGTTGGCTGCATTGCTGGCAGTCAGGATGTTCGCCGACTGCACGAGATACTTCAGGCCGCGGGGCTGATTGCCCGTGCCCGTGCCCCGCAGGAAATACTGATCCTCGAGAGCCCGAAGCGCCTGCACCATATCGTTTTGCACGAAAGCGTCGGCCGCCGCCGAAGCATCGCGCAGCAGATCGTTGCTGATCGGCACGATTGCGCGCATCTTGCGAGCGCGCATGTTGAGCTCGCCGAAGGTCATCCCGCTGGGCATGACGTTCTGATTCTCGCCGACGCTGTACGGAGTCACGCCGGTCGCAACATACGGCATGCTGAGGTTGCCGTTATTGAGCGGCACTTCCCGCGCCCCGAGCGAGCGCACGACCGACGCCGGTCGCAGGAGCTCGATGATCTCGTTAGACACGTTCGTCGGCACGAGCACGCCGCCGTCGACGAAGGTCGACTCCGCCAGCGCCTTGGCCATGCCTTCATCTTGCCAATTCGTGCGGGCATAGTCGGCAGCCTTCGACACATTCATCCGACCGGCGACGAGAGCGCGGGCAAAGCGACCGGCCTTGCACAGCCCCTTCGTAGCACTGACAGCATCCTCGCGCTCCTTCTGCAGAAGCGCAGCCGCGGCCTTGATGGCGTCGGGGGAGCCAGCATCCTTGCGAGCTTTCTCGATCGCATCAGTGACCATCTGCGCGATCTGAGGGCTCAGCTTCTCCTGCAGCATCTTCACGACATCCGCTGCGCTAAGCTTCGTCTTGTCTTCCATCGGCTTCAAGCTCCCTGTGGGTTGAAAACTACTGTCCGCGTGCGTGGCGAAATGCCGCAGCGATGGCTTGCGCAATCGTGCTCTGCAGCTCCGTTACTGCGATTTGTTCGATGCTAGGCTCGGGCTGGGCTTCCGACTTGGGCATCTCGAAGAAGCCTGCAAGCTCGAAGTCGCACTCGACGCCGCCCTCGGAGCCCTTCTCGTCGGAAGCAGGCGCGGAAGTCTCTGCAGGAGTCGCGCCCTTGTCTTCCTCGTCATCCTCTTCGTCTTCGATGCTGCCGGCGGAGTCGATGACCTCTTGGATCGCCTCTTGCGCAGAGGTCAGTCTGTCGAGATTCTTCGTCGACAGCACGCGCCCGGCCTTCACCTTGCCGGGCACAGCCGCGGAAGAGGTCGCGCCCTTTGCGGCGAAGTATGCCTTCTCGACGGCATTGCGCGGCACGAGCAAGCCGCTTACGGCCATCATGTCGAGGGTCTTCTCCGCCCATTGCACATACGGGCCCATATCGATGCCGAGGCTCTTAGCCTCGACGAGCGCTTCGGGATTCGCGGGCACAGAGACTACGGAATACTCCAAGAGCTCTTGGCTCTTGAAGTCGAGGGGAGGGCCCCAGCCGCTGCCGACGCGCTCGCCATTCTCTTCCCAGGTCTTGGGCTTGAAGCCGACCGACGTGCAGCGCAGGCACTCCGCCTTGATGAGCTGATAGACGGTATCTGCGAAGGCATAGACATCCCGCTCGGGAAATCGGCACTTCGCCTTTAGCTTGCCCTCTTCGATCCAGACCCCGAGCGACTGCGCGATGGGCAGCTCGTCGCCGCGGTGCCCCCAGAGGATGGCCCCTGCCTTTTGGAAGCTTACCAGATCCCAGCCGTTGGGATCGATGGTATCCCCGTCGCGGTCGACTGCGCCCGTGCTGATGACAAATTGCACGATGCGGTCGGCCGCGGCATCCTCGCCGACATCCTCCGCCTTCGACAGAATCGTCGGCGCGTAGTCTTTGACGAGGATCCCTTCGTCGGGCGCGGCGTGCTTTTCCGCTAAGCAGTGCTTGAATTGCTCCGCGGAATATCGCTTAGGCTGTGCCATGCAGCCACGTTAGAAAACACGCCGCATCAAGCGCTACATAGATTGTCCGGTTTACGATTTGGGATAGCGTCGCGGAATTGATTTGACGCGATGAAGCCGATCAGACTAGCGAAGCGAGACGTTTCAAAATGGGCTTCGATTGCTTTGCCCAAGCGCGCAGAAACGCGGCTTCGGCCTTCTTCTGCCAGGGCTGCTGCGCCGCATCCTTCGCCTTCCAAAACGCTACGCGGGCATCGGCCGAGCGCGTCTCGTCGACGTCATCGACGACGGGCGCGACAGTGCAGCGACAATTGATGTCGAGCTCTGCGATCCCGAAGCCGCCCGGGAAGTCAGCAGGGTTACCATTGATCTCGAATGGCTCATCGATAGCGACGATCTCTTTGTTCAAAGCCAAATGCTCATCGCGCGTGCGGTCGTCTGAGACAGTCGGGATCCATTCCTTGCGCGGGATGACCCCTGACTGCCTGTAGGCAGCTTCGCTGGCGAAATTGGAAGAGCGCGTCGTCTCTGTGCGAGCGACCTTCTCCGCATGGGCTCGATTGCCTCCCATGACACCTTGCACGCGGGCAGCAAGATCCTCGTAGCCCTCTACTGCCCTCATCCCCTCGACGAGCTGCCGGCGCACGCTGGCTTCGGTCGTCTCATTGACGATGGACATCCGACCGCGAAACTCCTGCAGGTGCTTTTTGACCCGCGGGTTTTGCAGGTCGAAACGGGCATCGACGTTCAGCTCGTCGAGCACGCCATCAGCCCAGCCTGCTACACTTTCCTTCCATGCCGGGTCGAGCTCATCGGTCAAGTAGTCGGGATCGAAAGCCTCGAGCACGCTATCGGCGAGCGCTTCGGGGTCGTCGGCAGCTTTGCGGCGCAGCTCCTTCGCCACGAGATCGGCCACGAGCGACTTTAGGCTCTCGGGGTCTTCCTCGTCTTCAGGCGCGGCCGCGGGGGCTGTCTCGGGAAGCTCCCCAGCCGCGCCGCCGCTCGGGGCATTGGCTGCCCCTCCGCCGGGCACACCGCCGATGCCGGGCTGCCCTGGCGCGAGGATGGGCACGGAAAGGTCGTCGGTTGGATTCAGCCCCATGGGCACCATGTGCACATCGACATCCCTATCGTCTGCAGTATTCCAGCCCCCGAGCTGTCGCCATTCTCGGGCAGACAGCGACCACGGGGCAGCCCGCGCCACGTTCAAGCGGAAGTCGTCGTCTTCGGGCACAGGATTCGCAAACGACAGCAGCAGATTCTCGTCGAAGAGAGGCACAAGCTGCCTCTGCCATTCCGACTTGACGAGCTCGAGGCGCGGCATCAGGGTCTCGCGGGCGAAGATGGTCATCGCCGCATTGATGGTCGCGCGATTGGAGCTACCAAGCACTCCCATGATCTCGGGAGGCACGCCATAGACGCTGATCAGCGTGTCACGCACGTAGTTTAAGATGGGCAGGCTTTGCTCTGCGCCCTTGTCATTGCGGAGCTCGTCGACCTTGATCTCCTCGTCTGCGAAAAACGTGCGATGAGCACGGGTCGCGCCGCGGGTCTGATTCTCGAATTTCTGCTGAAAGTCGGCGATGACCTCTTCACTCGCCCCCGGCAGCGAGATGATCATATCCGGCCGCGCGCCATTGAAGTAGAAGCCCTTCAGGAATTTGTGCGCGTAGTCGTCGATGTCGATCGTGTCATCGAGCGACGCACCGATGCCCGAGCCTCGCGCATAGGGATTCACAAGCTCAGGCCGCTTGATGAAGATGACGTGTTTGCGGTCGATCTCCATGTTGACGCCGAAGACTGAGAGCTCGAAGGAGGGCTTGTCGTCGCTCGGGATGCGCGTCACCCAGGTCGGCGAGAGCGGCCATAGCTGGTAGGGAATGCCAAATTCATCACGCACGACGAGCTGCGCGCACTCGCCCGTGAAGTCAAGAAACTTGCTACACAGCTCGCGAAAGGCGACGCCGCCCATCTCCGTGTTTGGGTTGTCGATCAAGTCGAGCAAGGGATGGGAGTCGATCTCTTGAAGCTGCCCCAAGCGCAGAGCGGAGCTTACGCTCTTGAAATGGAAGTCGCCAGACGTGCGCTGAAAGCGCTTCGTGTTGAATCGCTTGCCGTTGGGCGCGCGCCCGGGTCGCTCATACAAGACCCATGGCACGATGGCGAAGTGATAGCCGATGCGATTGACGACAGCTTGAAGCCATGCCGACCGGCGATAGGAGTCGAGCAATTCGGCCATGCCGCGGGCAGGCGCTCGACTGAACGTGTATTGCATCCCCCGAGACGATAGAGCATTCGGGAAAGCTCCCCCCGCCTGCGCTCGCTTCACCCAGGGATCCGACCATCGCACATCAGTAGGATGACGCCGCGACTGCATAGGGAATTCCCTTACCAGAGGCAATGCCTCTGCGATGGAGCTCTTGCAAAGCTTCCTGCGCACCGAAGGCGACGAGGGTCGCCCATCCGCGGGAAGCGACCTTTTCAATCTGCGCGCTTTGCTCTTCGGTCATCTCTGCGGCACGTCTGTCAGCTCGCCGCAGCCACACAGCGATGGGAAGGGCTTCGCCTCTGATGACGACGAGATCAGGGTGCCCGCGTCGGCCGCGACTCACAGCATAGAAGTCGACGTGATCCTTGCGCAGCCATCGGCATAGCTTTGCAAGCTCTTGCGCCTTTGCCATAGTTGTGAAGGTACAGACCTACAGCGCACAAATTCAAGGCCGAATGTAGACTTAGCAATTGTGTTGACTTTAACAAAAAACCGTGTAGGATACCTGAATGTATCGATTTCTGCTGCTTTGTATGGCTTTTTCGAGCCTCCCCGCCTGCGGTATCAAACCTCGAGACTACCCCAGCGGAATACGCTACGACCTTAGCTGCCCCTGCCTGCCCCGCCGCGCCGCAAGCGGACTAGCGTTTGACCCCGACTACCTGTGGCCCGCAAGCCCGGTCAATGTCTGCTTCGACAACGGCAGCGAAGAGCAAAAAGAATGGGTTAGAGATGCCATCTCCAATACCTGGGGGCTCGCCTCGAGGCTGCGCCTCTCGTGGCTGCCCTGCGGCGAAGACGGCTTTCAGGAAGTGCACATAGGCTTCGGTAAGTCGCTGTCGGTCGCCGGCATCGGCGTGCAGCTAAACCGCCTGCCCGGGGGCTTGATTCTGGGCACCTTCAGAAACGACGAGCGCGATCTGCGCATGCAGGCTGTCTTCGCCTTCGGATTCGCGATGGGCTTTGCGGCGGGGCAAGACCGAGGAGATTCCCCCTGCGAGCGCCCTGTACGCTTCCCAGGTTTCGCTGTGCGACAATTAGGGCCCTGGGATGAGATGTCGACGATGAATGAATGTAGGGCCCCTACCTACAACCTCGGGCTTCTGAGCGAAGGCGATATGGCAGGAGCCCAGCTCGTCTATGGCGAGCGCGATGTCTGCGACTGTCCCTGACCTACCAGAATCCGCAATTCATCCAATAGCGTCGAAGCATTGTAAACCCCAGACATATCGAG